ATTCATAGTTGCAGCATTCATATTTATAGGATTTATAGTTGCAGCATTCATATTTATAGGATTTATAGGATTTATAGGATTTATAGCGTCATTAGTATTTAATGCATTCATATAATAAATGTATAATATAAATTATATAAATAATATATATTTAAATATATATAATTAAATATATTGTTATAAAACTATTAAGCATATGAATAGTCAAATAGATTATAAATTTTTAGTAGCTAACGATTTAATAAATAAATATAACAATAAAGGATTAAGCGGATTATGTAATTTAGGAAATACGTGTTATATAAACTCGTGTATGCAAATATTATCACAATGTTATGAATTAAATGAGTTAATTACTAATGTTGAACAACATATATCTAGTGAAAAAGGGCTAGTTTTGAAAGAATGGAAAGATTTGAGAGATTTATTATGGAGTAAAAATTGCATAATTAGTCCAAATAGGTTTATAAACGCAATACAAAGTGTTGCAGCAATAAAGAAATGTGATTTATTTACAGGTTATGCACAAAATGATTTGCCAGAGTTTTTAATATTTATTTTTGATTGTTTTCACGAAGCATTGCAGCGAAAGGTAGTTATAAGTATTAATGGAAAAACAGAAAATGACCTTGATGAATTAGCGAAGACATGTTATGAAATGATAAAAGCTACTTATAGTTCTAGTTATTCTGAAATTATTGATTTATTTTTTGGAATACATGTTTCGTTGATTATAACAAATGACAATTCAAATAAGATTTTGAGTATTAAACCTGAGCCGTTTAGTACAATTAATTTACCATTACCACCAGAGCATAAAAAATGTTCAATATATGATTGCTTTGATTTATATACTAATTATGAGTTTTTAGAAGGTTCAAATGCGTGGTTTAACGAAAAGACGAATAATAAGCAAAATGTTGTAAAAACCATTAAATTTTGGAGTTTACCAAATATATTAATTGTAGATTTTAAAAGATTTACTAATTCAAATCAAAAATTAAATCACATAATTCACACTCCTTTAATAGGCTTAGACTTGAGCAAATATGTTATTGGTTATAACAGAGAACAATATGTTTATGAGTTATTTGGAATTTGTAATCATTATGGAGAAAGTCACGGTGGACATTACACTGCATATATTAAAAATTCTAATCAAAAATGGTATCATTTTAATGATACAAATGTGAATGAGATTAGCGAATCACAGTTAATCACAGCAAAAGGATATTGTTATTTTTATAGAAAATTATTATAGATTATAGAATTATAGATTAGTGAAAATAGAAAATTAGATTATTATTATTTTATTAATATATTAATATAATAATAATATAATATGGCATTTGTTAATAATATAACGCAAGATTTTTACAATAATTTAAATAATTTAGGCACTAATCCTTTTGTATTAGTAGTGCTTATTGTTATTATTATGGTTTATTACATAATATTTTCATTTTTAGGCACTTCATATGACTATGGAAATATGCCTTCAAATCGAAGCGGAGGACATTACATTATTGAGGCCTTATTATGGGGCATATTTATTCTTTTAATTTTTGTTAATGGACTGGCGTATTTTTTCAATATTAATATTATAACTGAATTTAAACATTTATTTTCTAAAGAACCAGAAATAACTATAACATCAGTAGTAGACCAAGCTGACCTATCTATGAATGCTAATGAAGTGTATCACGTTCCTGGTAATAGATTTACATATCACGACGCTAAAGCTGTATGCAAAGCATTTGATGGAGAATTAGCTAATTACAATCAATTAAGTGAGGCTCACAAAAATGGAGCAAGTTGGTGTAGCTATGGATGGACTAAAGACCAATTAGGGCTTTATCCAACAAGTCAAAGTGATTGGACAAAATTACAGGATAAAGAGGGTCATAAATATGATTGCGGACTGCCTGGTATAAATGGCGGCTATGTTCCTAATCCTCATACTAAATTAGGTTCGAATTGTTATGGTGTAAAACCTAAACAAAGCGAACTAGAAAAAGCATATGTAAATAAAGATTTATATCCTAAAACAACTAAAGAATTATTATTTGAGCAACGTGTTCAATTTTGGAAAGACAGAATTAGTAATGTATTAATAAGTCCATTTAATAGTTCTAACTGGTTCAAAGTCCCTTAATACTTATTTTTTTCGTGTTGATTTTTGTTGTGTTTTTTTTCGTGATTTTTTGCTAAGTTGTTTTTTTGCTATATCAATTAAACTATATAATTTTAAAAATATTTGGTCATTTATAGTAGACTTATCTAATGTAACTGAATTTTTATAACCTGCTTCATTGCTGTAAGTAAGCGGCTCTTTCAAATTTGAAATTGGGCTTTCTAATATATTAAAACCAGGAAGCATAGCTAATTTATTCAAACTTGGTTTTGCTTTATCTAGATTGTCAAGATATTTGAACATAGTTTGATGTATATTTATATATATTTATATATTTATATATATACATTTATATAAATTAACTTATTTTGTTATTGTTATTGTTTTTGTTATTTTGTAATTGTTATTATGTCTTGTAAGTTCGTTTAATTAAATTGTTTGTTTTAAATGTTCTTTTTGATTTTATAAACTCAATGAGTTCATTTTCAATAGACTTACTATTTTCATAATCTGTAAAAAACTCCTTAAAACAATCCTCTAAAAATTTGAAGCTTAGCATATTATATTGCTTTGATTGTGTTAAACATAATTTGCCATCGCTTATATTTATTAATGGATAGCTTGCATTTTTAGAGTCGTAATAATTAAAAATTTGTTCTTCAATATTATTTTTTTCTTCTCGTAATAGAGAGATTTGATTATATAATTTTTTATATTGATTGTCTAACGCAACCCAGTTTTTTATGCTAGTTTGAATAGTTCCGTCATAACTCTTAACTTGCTCATTCATAATAATATTATTATTATTAATATTATGAATAAAATTTGTTGTTTTAGTTTTAAATTAAAATCTCTCAATATTTAAAATTAAAATCTCTCAATATTTAAAATTTAATTTTCATTTTTTACCTTCTTCTTCTTCTTTGTGATGACTTGTTGCGTCTTCTAGAGCCTCTTCTCTTGGTTCTTCTGTATGAAGACGGTCCTTTCATATATTGTGTGGCCGCTAATAGTGCTGCAGGAACAGTTATTTCGGCTAAAAACGAACCGCCTTTTCTTCCTCTGCCTTTACCTTTGCCTTTACCTTTTCTTGAACTGTGTCTTCTACCACCCTTTAATCCTGGAAATTGAAACTCGCTGCCGCCAACACTTATCGGTGCTTCACTATTCTCCGACATTTATTATATATTATAAAAATATAATAAATTATAATAAATTATAATAAATTATAATAAAATACAATAAATTATAATAAATTATAATAAAATACAATAAATTATAATAAATTAATAATATAAAAACTAGTTGATTAACTATAATTACTATAATTGTAATTTATTCAATTTATTATACAACTTTTTAAATCTTATATTATATTTTAATAATAGAAATAATACTCCTAAATGTAAAACAAAACTAATAAATATAAAAAATAAGAAAAAATATAAATATATGTGTATTTGCTTTAAGAAATAATCCATAATAGGATTGATTATAGAGCTCATTTCTTTTTTTATTTCTTCCGATTTTAAAAAATTAATACAATGATATGCAATACTCGATTCTGTCATAGTATCTCCCTTACTAGTCTCTCCTTTACTAGTCTCTCCTTTACTAGTCTCTCCCTTACTAGTCTCTCCCTTACATTTTTTCAATCTAATATTTTTAAAAACCATTTTTCAATTTATAATAATAATAGTAAGTATATTATTTATTACATTTATGCGTGAAAATATAAATTCATTTTTCTAAAGTTTTATATAATCAATAAATGAATAATCATATTTACGAAATATGTGAAAATTTTGATTTTGGTAGTTTAAAGTTAGAAAATCCTACACTTCTAAATGCTAACATATATTTCAGTAAATTAAATAGTAATCCTAATAAAAATTTTTATGTTCAACTTCCTAAATGTAAAACCAAACAAGGTATTATTCAAGCTAATACTAAATGTTTTTGCGATTTAGAATTTAATAGTAGTGACAAGCTAATTGTAGAATTTTTTGAAAATCTTGAAAATTATTTTATAAAAGAGATCTGCAATAATAAATCATTATGGTTTTATGATTCCGATAATATATCTAATGATGACATTAATGATTTTATTACTCCTATTATGAGATCATATAAAGGCGGAAAGAAATTTCTAATTAAAGCAAATGTAAAGCAAGAAAAAATAAACCTTTATGATGAAAATGAAAAGAAACTCACTTTAGCAGACTATGATTGTAATAATGAAATAATTCCACTATTAAACATAAATGGAATTAGATTTTCTAAATCTTCATTCATCATTGATATTATATTAGTGCAATTTATGGTATTATATCCATCTGATACTTTAGAAAACCAATTATTGATTAAAATTAATAAAAAAAAGGAACCTACTTTAGAGAATTCTATTAAGGAAAAGGTAGATGAAAAGGTCGATGAAGAAAATACTAAAATAAATATAAACTTTCAACCCGTTAAATTAGCAGACGAAACAAAAGAACTTAAAGAAGAAGCCGAAACAAAAGAACTTAAAGAAAAAACCGAAACAAAAGAACTTAAAGAAAAAGACAATACAAAAGAACTTAAAGAAAAAACTTCTTTCAAATATTTGATGGATAATTTAGAAACAAATCAAACATTAGATGATGATTGTGCGTTAGAAATAACTGATTTGGATGTTATTAGTGAAAATAGTGAGCCACTAGAATTGAAGTCTCACGAAAGTATATATTTAGAAATATATAAGAAGGCTAAGCAAAAAGCAAAAGAAATAAGAAGAAATGCAGTAGAAGCATTTTTAGAAGCAAAAAATATAAAACTTAAATATAATTTAACAAATATTGTTAATGATAGTTCAAGCGATGAAGATAATTAACTAGCATATTATTTAATAATTAAACTTGTAATTAATTATTAAAATTATTAAACGTTTATTTAATAATCATTATTTAATAATCATTATTTAATAATCATTATTTAATTATCATTATTTAATTATCATTATTTAAATATTATTAAAAATTTTTTATTATTTATTTTATATAAAATGGCTGTTACAAAAAAGATTTTCAAAGGGCGCTTTTTAAAAGGAATTAAAACTGATCATATTTTAGGAATGTTAGCATTAATTTTTGTTGCTGTGCTTTTATTAAATTATTCAAAAGGTAAAAATTTATTGAGTTTACCAATGACAAATAGACTTAACTATTCTGAATTAAATGGTCAAACTAATGAAATGAGTAACCAACCCTTAACATCAACATATGCTCCATATAACGGTACATCAAATTCATCTGTAGCAACCTCAGCTGATAGTCCGACTGCTATTAACCA